TACTAAAAAATCCTAACTATGTATAAAGCATCTGATTTTAAAATCCGTTGTTCTGCTATTAGCGATATAATGACAGGATTAAGCGGCAAAACAAAAGCTCAAAAGATTAGCGATGTAAAAAGCGAAATCAAGGTAGAGCAAACAAAGCTAACTACTTTGACGGAAGGTAGTAAATCACACGATAATAAAAAGGCTAAGATTGAATAAGCCCCTAAGTATTCGGGATTGTCTAGCTTGCGCCAGTGGGTTTTTTGCTGTTCTGACATGATTGAATTTGATTATTGGTTATGGAAAATTGTGTATTTTTTTGAAATGATTTTGGCATTCAATAGTGACCTATCCACTTCAAACTCCGTAGCGTAACGGTGGATTAGAAAGTTGCTTTTGTCGTGCATTTTGACAAGCCAAACAATGTGTTTAGATATGGCTCGAATAAGATAAGCACGTTTCTTATTCTGGATTGATTGGTCAAGCTCTGAGCAAGCCTCAATCAATTTTCCTTGAATAACTAGCAAGCTGTTTACTTTTGCCGCTAGTCGGTCTGTTGTTAGGTAGTTTACGTTTGACATGACTTTTTTTGAATTTAATTTAACGCTGCAAAGTTACAAACTTTGTTTTAATTCGCAAACATTGCAGCGTTTATTTTTGGATTATTTTTGTAGGCTGTCTAAGTAGATATCTATCGTGTCGTTTTCGCTTTCAAATAAAGCAGGGTTTAAATCGACATCATGTTTTACAAAGTCTGCATTCTCGTGCACCTCATAAAGCGAGTTCAAAGCATCTTCAAAAGACTTAGCTTGTGTTTCAAAGCATTGCAGAGTACCTACACTAGGCAAGTAAAAGAATAATGAAAAATTATGTGTCATGGGTTGGTTGGCTGGGGTTAATGGTTAAGAATAAGGATTGAAATTGATAATTGTGATAAGCGTATCGTCTAAGCCGCCGCCTAAAAAGCCTTTTGCAGCAAGTTCCGACATAGTTAAAGCGGGTGTAAAACTTTGTACTTCTGCATCTTGATTGCCTAGAATTGCTTTTGCTAGTACTTTGCGAGCTGTGAACATATAAGAATCAGAGCCGAAGTGATTTACTAAATAAACGATACGCTCAACTTGGTTCATGTTTGAAATTTCGCTGAATGATTTTAGAGTAGCCATGAGATTAAAATTTGATGTGATTAAAAATTGTGTTGCGCTTGATTGCGTTGCAAAGGTACGACAAATGTTTTAATATGCAAACATTTTGAAAACTTTTTTCAAATTATTTTTACAGCGAAAAACGAAACGCTTTATTTTCAGCGAGTTACAACAAAAATAAAATTATTTTCAATGATATATTTTTTATATCAAATTAAGTGCGTATCTTTGTGCGGCAATATTGCAAAGGATAAACCAAATTTTAATTATGAAAAATTACCTCAAAAAAATACGAACAGCCCTTAATAAGTTTGAAGAGTCATTAGACGAAGCCGCAGAAGGATTAAAAGGGAAAATAGAGTTTGATTTTATAGTTACCTATAATGCAAACATAGAGGATATAGTTATTGAGCATGATGATTCTTGCGCTACATTAGATGACTGCATTAGTATTATTAAAAAGAAAGGCAGGCTTACATTAGAGGATTACGATAGTATGATAGCATTTAGATTTTAATCCGCAATATTGCAGAACCAAAATCAAATTTTAATTATGGCAAAAGTAAGACATGAAAAATGGACGAAAGGAATTAAAGGCATATTAAGCAAAAACGGCAGCTTTCTAATTCCTAGTAAGGCGTTTTATTCCGAGAATAGCGAACACGGGAAAAGCACAGGCAGTTATCAGTGCCCTTGCTGTGACGCTTTTAATACTGTTTATTTATGGTCTTTTAGTGGTAGCGGTAAACGCTGCTATAAATGCAATGTACTTATGACTACTGCTGGGGGCGTTCTATCTGTTGCGGATAAAAAATAACCAAAAATAAACGCTGTAATGTTTGCGAATTAAAACAAAGTTTGTAACTTTGCAGCGTTAAATCATTTATTCAAATTCAAATCAAAAAGTCATGTCAAAACCAAATGAAACCCGCTACCGAATATCCTTAGAGGATAAAGGTCAAGATTTACTTTACTTCATTACAGATGCTAACGGCTTTGTATTAGAGGCACACCCATTTCATTCAAAGCTTTATGAAGGGGCTTATTTGCCGCTTGACAGTTTAGTTATTGGAGAGCCTTGTATGATACACCATCCGCCTAAAATTGAGTTTGGTGTATTAAATTACAATGTAGAGGCTATGTATATGCTGAACAAAAAACACTACGGCGAAATTGAGATAGCTCTTTTGCCTGAATACATTGAAGACTTTGAAAACAATGCTAGGGTAATATCTGAAAGCTTTGAAATTAAGTATCAATACACTAATGACGGCGCACGTAATTACTTAGTACAGACCGACAATATTGTGGAGTTGCTAGTAATTTCAGACTTAGTACGCAAATTCGAGAAAAAACAATTCAATTCCTAATCCTTAAATTCAAAAATCATGTCAAAAGAACTAGCAACACTTGCCATTAACGGCATAAGCTATAATGACCTAGTTACAGCTTCAATTATCCCCGCTGGCACACCCGCCGCACAGGTTCAAATATTCGCCGCTGTTTGTAAAGAAACAGGGCTTAGCGCTACCAAAAAAGAAATCTATTTGCTTTGTTATAGCGGTAAATATTTCAATATCGTATCAATCGGAGGCTTTCGTTCCTTAGCTGAAAAAACAGGGCTTTACGCTGGTAAAGACGAGGTAATGTACGATAAGCAAGCGGACGGCACTTATAAAACCATTGCAGACTATCCAAAAGGCACATTTCCAAAAAGCGCAACCCTTACCATTTACAAAAACGTTAGCGGCGTACGTTGTCCTTTTACCGCCACTATTGCGACAAATGAGTATTGCAGCGGCTATATGTTTAAGTCTATGCCATTTACAATGATTAATAAGGTAGTCGAAAGTCATGCTTTACGTGCAGCTTTTGCGTCTCTAAACAACTTTTACAATGAAGACGAGCTACCCGCAATGAAAGGCGAAACTATTGCAGCAGAAGGAACAAAAACAGTCATTGAGCATAAGTCAAAAGAAAAGGCTATACTAGATGCAAATCATCAAGACTGGGATAGAGTTGTGGACTACATGAAAACTCAAAACGGCGATACTACGGAAGCCGCTTTTGAACGTCTTAAAAAAACCTATACTTTGAATGAAACCGTAATTGAAACGCTTACTAAATTCGTACCACTACATGATTAAGTTTAAATGCAGGGCATCGGCAGCGCATAGCCTTATGACTGACCCTAAAAACAAAGCCGATAAACTAAGTCAAACCTCAATTACATACATTGAAACTTGGTATAAAGAAAAGTTATACGGACGCCGCAAAGAGTTCACAGCTAAACAAACCGATAAAGGCAATGTAGTAGAAGAGGAATCAATCGAATACGCTGCAAAAGTCTTAGGTTGGGCAGCGTTTCAAGCGGTCAAAAATGAAGAGCGTTTTGAAAATGACTGGCTTACCGGCATTCCCGACTTGTTCGGCATAGATATGAAAAACAGCTATGACTGCTTTGGGTTTCCGTACTTTGCGAGTGAAACTATAACTAAGGAAAACTTTGCACAAATGCAGTCTTACATGGACTTAACAGGGCTTAATACCTACCAAGTAGTTTACACGCTCATGGACATGCCTATGGATATGGTAGCAGACGAAGCCTTCAAAGACTGGAAGTATAAGCACAAAGAAAAGATAGAATATACCGAAGTTTTTGAAATGGTAAGGGCTAAACATACCTACTCGCATTTGCCTGACAGTTTACGCATAAGAGTTTTTGACGTGCAACGTGACCAAGAGTTTATAGATAAGCTTCACATGAGAGTAGAGTATGCAAATGAGTACATCATGCAAAATCTTTACAAGACCGAACACGACGCAATATTTCAGTCTTATTTAAACGCCGCATAGCCTATGAACTCGCACGAACAAGCCTTGATAAGGCAAATCGAGCTACTCAAAAAAGAGGTCGATGTAGGCGAAAGGTGCATAGCCGAATTAAGGCAAATCACTAAAACAACAGAAGACGAGGCATTTTTAGCCAAAGCGGAAGAACGCCTAGTATTTATTAATCAACAGTATCGAGACGCACTTAGACGGCTTGATGCTTACAATCTAAAAACATTATGAGTTTCAAACTAACAGGCGTACTGCACGCCATATTTCCCGAACAAGTAGTATCGGATAAATTCCGCAAACAGGAGTTTGTATTGAAAATTGAAGGCGACAAGTATCCAAACTTCCCGAAATTCCAAGCCGTAAACGAGCGAATTGATTTACTGCAAAGCTTTACGCCTGGGGATGAATTAACGGTATCTTTCGACATTCAAGGCAAAGAATATGTAAAAGGTACTGAGACGCTTTACTTTACTAGCTTAAACGCTTGGAAGCTCGAAGGTAACGCAACGCCTAAGAACGCAAAAGACGAACCACTTACTAAGGTTGCAGACTTGCCGCAAATTGTACCAATAGACGAGGATTCGCTCCCATTCTAATCTAATCTAACACTCAAAGCCCCTTAAATGGGGCACTTTTACAAATCATGCCTGAACAAATTTATACGGTGAATTATAGTACATACTCTATAAATACACACGACTTAGTAAATGAGACAGAGTCTCGCTATAACGTAGTAAGCCAAAAAGACGGAAAGGCTACATGGTTCTATAAAAACGCATCATATAGAACCTTCCAAGATGCCGCAAAAGAGCTTACCGAATGGCATAATCAAAAAGTGTCCGACTTGCAAAGCGAAATAAACAAGGCAAACCGTAAACTTGAACAATTCAAACAAAAATATAACCTATAATGACAGCAGAACAAACACAAATTATTGCAGCTATTCGAGCGCATCAAAAGAAAAATAAATGGAATACGACAGACCTTGCAGTAAGATGCGATAAAAGCGGCAGCCGTATGCGTGGCATTTTAGTAAGTAAGCCCCGACCTGCAAGCTTAGAAACCCTATTAGACATCACAAACAAGCTCGGCATACGTTTTGAGCTTGTGCAAACTTCGTAACTAATGAAAGTTGAATTTTCAGCCGTAAACTCACACGTGCATAGACAGTGCCACCCTGAAACGTGTTGTTGCTCTACTGATTGGCTAGTTGTCCGCTTTGAATATGATAGATGCGGGCATATAACTAGAAGAGAGATTCAAGATAGTTACTATACAAGGGAATCGGCGCAACAAAGAGCCGATGTATTAAATCAAAGACTAAAAAATCAAACACCATGATAAAGTCCTACATAGCCGCCACAGGCTTTTTAATTCTTTTCGCCCTATGCTTTTACGCAGAGTATAGTTTAAAGCGCACACAGCCAAAACCACAGTCTCACAGCGAGTTAATTTCGTTCGTTATTCCCTTGATGGAATACTACGACAGCAGAAGTACAACGGGCAAAAGCTGGCAGCCAATGCCTAGATATGTTTTCGAGGAACGGGAAGGCGGTTGCTGGCAATTTATGGCTAAATTTCCTAACGCTTTGCAATGGGTAAAACAAGACCGTTTGCGCTTTGCCTCAATGCGCTTCAAGAACAAAGCCGAAGCGGTACGTTTTGCAAATTGTAGTTATAAATTTTTTCACGATAACCCGCCTATTAAGCAATGGAAAACGAACAAATAATTATGCCATTCCCTTATAAAATGGAAGTGGGTAAGTACGAGCCAATAAATGAGGTAGCTAGCGCCTTTAACGATTTTAGCGACTCAATGAAAAAGATGCACATTGAGTTAATTGCGCTCAAAAACGAATCACTCCAAGCCCGCCGAAATGGCAATCAAAAATGGTATAACCAATTTCCAAAACGCCGTAAATCAAAATAACATGACAGCACAAATCAAACAACTCGAACCCGCTTTTATCTCTAAGAGCTACCTACACATCTACGTAAGTGGCAGCGAAAACGAAGGCGGTTACATCTACGCAAAATACTTAGTTCCTGACGGCGAAAACAAGGATAGCCTATTGACTATGCCTTTTTCTCAATTAAATGCAACCTACGGCGCACCGCAAGGCAATTTTGAGGTATTTTTACACAAAGTCCGCAAAGAAAATACAATGACTATCGGCGGCACTACTGTAAACTATCCCGCTTGTGTTGCTTATCCGTCAGATAATGACTTCGGGAATACCGCTTGGAGTTGCTATACTTTGGAACGGGCAAAAGAAAAACTAGACTTTGAAGTTGAACGCCGTAAAACAGAACTTGCAGATGAGACCGTATAAAACCCAGCGCATCCCAACCGTTAGCCAATTTGAGGCTAAATTAATAGTTTGGGGCTTTGCAGGATTAGCCCTTTCGGTAGTTGGGCTATGTATTTATTATTTAACCGCTTAAAGTCAATCGCATGAATGATAAAATAAAGAATAAACTAGACAAGCTAATTGAGTTTTATAATAGCCAAATAGCCGAATTAAATGAAAAGGAGGGTAAACCAATTGCCTATTTTGATGTACTTACTGAATGTCCTCATGATATACAGACTAAATATGTAGTTGCGAATTATATTCGTAAGCAATTGGATGCCGTTTATGCAGATAGTTCAATGCGGTGGCAGGTCGTAGGTTATAAAGATAATATAGTATTGGCTTATGGTATTGCTAAATTTATACCTATAAGAGATATACCTCACAAAGATTATATAGAGTATAGTCATTTTGAGGAGTACGATTATGTTTCTATAAATCTACCTTCAATGACTTTTTACGAAGCTAAATTAGCCTTTATGACTATTTTTCAAAACCTGAAAGATTCTGGTCGGTAACTAACCAAAAGCCTTGCAGCCTAATAAACGCAAGGCTTTTTCTATTGGTGCAAAAAAATATTTTAAAGAAATCGCTTGAATTGTTTGCATATTAAAACAAAGTACCATATCTTTGCATCACTTTACAGGACAAAACAAATTTAATCAAATTCAAAACAGTTTACCATGTTCAACGAATCA